GTCACAGGAATGCGCAGGCTACGCCGTTGTCAGCGTGTACGACGACCAAACCGAACTGCATGGCTGCCACCTAACGCGCCAAGCTGCAATTGACCAAATGGTTGCTATGAGCGAAGAAGAAGGCATCGAACCAGGCGGCGACCTTGATCAAATCGAAGAAAGTGTCGAAGAGGACGACGACGAAATGTACGCCAGCAAGGTTGTGCGCCTGTCGTCGCCGGTGCGCATCATCAGTTTCTCGGGCAGTCAGGTCACCCTTGACGCAGCCGGTGATACCCCGAGCCGCACAATCAGCGGCATCGCGGTGCCGTACAACGTGACCGCCACCGTCTCCGACGGTACACAGGTCATGTTCCGCCCTGGCGCCCTGCCCGTTGACGGCAAAGCCCCCAAGTTATTCATGTATCACGACGCCAGCCAGCCTGTCGGCCTTGTCACAGGCCGCGTTGACACCGACGAGGGCATGTTGTTTACCGCCAAGGTCAGCAAAACCGCCGCAGGCGACGACGCGCTCGAGCTAGCCAAAGATGGCGTGATTGACAGCGTATCCGTTGGCGTCAACCCCACCGAGTACGACATGGATGGCGACACCATGGTTGTCACAGCAGCGGATTGGATGGAATTGTCATTAGTACCCATTCCAGCGTTCGCCGGTGCTACTATCACAGATGTCGCGGCCTCGGCCGCAACAATTCCCGACGCAGTTTCATCCACTACAAACCCAAAGGAAACAGCAGTCGTGGAAGCAGAAAAGACCGTCGAAATCGAAGCGGCAACACCAACCGCACCAGTACCCGCGCAGCCAAAGCGCAAGTTTGACCTGCCAACACCAGGCGAATACATGGCCGCTATGCACATCGGTGGCACCACGTTTGCAAACGTCGCAGCCGCAGCGCGTGACTACATGCTTAGCAAGCAAACCGCGCTTCAGGCCGCAGCAGGTGACACTCTCACCACCGACACCCCTGGTCTTTTGCCGGTGCCGGTTCTCGGCCCCGTGTTTGACGATCTCAACTACATCCGCCCCGTAGTTGCAGCTGTCGGCGCTCGAGCAATGCCAGACGGCGGCGCACAAAAGACGTTTATTCGCCCAACGTGGACAACGCACCCGTCAGTTGCTGCACAGTCGCCGGAATTGAACCCTGCGTCGGCCACTACGCCAGTCATCGCGTCAAACGTCGTCACCAAGACCACGCTTGCAGGCCAGGTCACGCTGTCGGTGCAGGACATCGACTTCACTAGCCCCGGGGCCTTGGAAATCATCCTGCGCGACCTCGTCGGGCAATACATGTTGGCCAGCGACAACGTGGCCGCAGACGCAATTACCACAGGTGCAACCGCATCAGGCGCAACCTGGACAGTTGCATCGACTGACCCATCAAGCCTGTTCAACGCGCTCTACACTGCCGCGTACAACATCCTTGGCGCTACCAACTTCTTGCCCGACCATGTGTTCGTTGATCCGAACGTGTGGCTCTACATGGGCAAGCAGCTTGACGCCGACAAGCGCCCCGTGTTCCCATACGCAGGCGCCGCAGGCCTCATGGGTGTCAATGCAGCAGGCACCGCCAACATCACCCAAATGAACACGTTCAACCCGTTTGGCCTCAACTTGGTTGCCGACCGCAACTTCGCAGCATCCACTTTGGTTGTCGCTCGCGGCCAAGCCATCGAGTTCTACGAGCAGGTCAAAGGCATCATGTCCGTTGAGGTTCCGTCAACCTTGGGCCGCACGTTCAGCTACTACGGCTACGTCGCCACGTTCATCGCAGACAGCACCCAGGTTCAGAAAATCACGATTGCCTAATTAGGAAAGGCGGCGGCCGTGGCCGTTTACACAGTCATAGCGCACCAACGCCTGGACGACTACGCGGTCGTACAAACGCTCACAGACACACCCATAGAGCCAGGTCAGTCAATCACATTGGCTGGCCTAGGCCATGGGCTAAACGGCACACACACCGTCTTGTTCTGTCCGCAATACGCGTTCATCGGCATTGAAACAAACGATGGCGAGTGGCTGTACGACGCAAACGTGCCACGCGCTAACCAAGTGCTGTTCTACGACGCAGGCGATGACCTTGAATGGTCAACAGCAGTACCAACCGGCACGTTGACATGGACACAAACCTGCACCTGGATAACCGGCACCAACATCAGCGACTACCTGCAAATCCCGCTAACCAGCGCCGGTGCAGCAACACTGTTGACACAGTGCGCAGCCGCAGCCAACGCGTTTGCGTACCGTCGCCGTGTTGAAGCGGGCTACCTTGAAGACAGCCTCACTACCAGCCCTGGTGGCGATGTCACCCTCGGCACAATCATGGTTGGTGCCGCGTACTTCCGTCAGCAAGGCTCATTCACCAGCCTCGCATCATTTGACGGCATGGGCGCACCACCAAGCACCGGCCTTAGCCCCATGGTCATGCAGCTGCTTGGTATCAACCGCCCACAGGTTGCCTAATGACCTACACCGACCTATTTAACGAAGCAATCGACGACCTGCGCACCACCCTGGCAACCATCAGCGGCCTGCCAGTGGCTATCGATCCGCGCCACATCACCACCAGCTGCGTGTTCATTGACGCACCCACATTTGAGGCTTGGAACTACAACATTGTGCGCCTCGACTTCCCTGTGAAAGTGATTGGCAGCGGCCCTGGCAACCTTGACGCGCTGCGCGACATCCTCGGCATCGTCGCCAAAGTGCTAGCCAAAAATGTGGCCGTCAAATCAGGCCAACCAACCGTGGTGTCAATTGGCGGCCAGGATTACCCCGCCTATGACATACTGATTAGCATGCAGGCACAAACAGCATGAAGTACCGCGTCGTATCCCCGCGCGTCGGCACCCCAGGCGAAATGTACGAACCCGAAATATGGGTCAACCTTGGTGCGCTACTCGACGGCGGTTTCATTGAACCAGTCGAGAAGAAACCTGCACCCGACAAGCCTGCAAAGGCTAAAGTATCCAAGAAAGCGGCACCCGACGCCACCAGCGCCCAGGAGTAGCCCATGGCAACCAGCACCTACCTGTCAAACCCAGTCGTAACCGTTAACAGCATTGACTTGTCAGATCAATGCACCGCCGCGACATTCACGCAACGTTACGACCAGCTCGAGTCCACCGCGTTTGGTGACACAGCCCGCAAGTACGTTGCAGGCCTCGGCAACCACGAAATCACATTGTCGTTCTACATGAGCTACGCCACCAGTGAAACATTTGCAACGCTAGAAAACATTGTCGGTGGCGTCGTTACCGTGATTGTCAAGCCAGCCGTCGGCGCAGACAGCGCAACCAACCCAGGCTTCACCCTTACCGGTGCGCTATTGCCCGAGCTGCCCGTCATCAACGCCACCATGGGAGAACTATCCACCATCGACGTCACGTTCGTCGGCGGTGTGTACAGCAAAGACGTAACCCCGTAAGGACAGGAGTCCCGACATGCAAATAACCATCCGCATCGACCTAGGTACTGACACGCACCAAGTCAGCACCAATTTGTGGGTCATAACCCAATGGGAACGCAAATTCAGGCGCAAAGCTAGCGACCTAGCCCAAGGCATCGGCGTCGAAGATTTGGCGTACTTGGCGTACGAGGCTTGCAAGGTTCACGGCATTACGGTGCCAGCCGCGTTTGACGACTTCATCAAAAAGCTGCACAATATCGAAGTAGTCGACCAAGAGCCTGAAAACCCTACCGAAGCGGCACCTACCGGCGACAACTAGCAGAACTGTTAGTAACAACCGGCTGGTGGCCGCCTGAAGTAGAATTCACCACAGCAGACCTGGCCACCGTGGCCACCGTCATGAAAGAACAACGGCGGCGCCTATGACAGCCACAGTCAAAACGGAAGTGGTAGGTGCCAAAGAAGCCGTCAAAGGCTTGCGCAAAATCGACCCCGAACTGCGCAAACAATTTAACCGTGACGTCAAAACCATTGCCGCGCCCGTCGTCGACGCTGCTCGAGGCGCCTACCCTGACATGCCATTGTCGGGCATGTCGCGCATTTGGTCAGCCGGTAGCCGCCAATTGTTGCCTTGGTCGGCATCAAAAGCTCGATCAGGTGTTCAGGTCAAAATTGACACCAGCAAACGCGCAGTGTCCGTTATTCGCATTCAGCAGAAAGATGCGGCGGCCAGCATTTATGAACTGGCAGGCAAAAAAGGCACGAACCCCAAGGGCCGCGCATTTATCAACAACCTCGAGGCGCGTTTTGGTCGCGCGCAACGTGTCCTTTGGCCGACGTATGAACGGAACAGCGCAGAAGTCACTAGCCGCATGCGTGACACCGTGTTGGCCGCGTCACGGCAAGTAGAACAGGAACTTGGCTAATGGCTATCTCCATTCCCATCATTAGCGAATTTGACGGCAAAGGCGTACAGAAAGCCGTTCAACAATTCAAGGATTTGGAAACCGCAGGCGAAAAAGCCCAATTCGCCATTAAAAAGGCAGCCGTACCGGCAGCCGCCGCGTTTGCTGGTTTGGCCGCGGCGGTTGGTGTGTCGGTCAATGCCGCTATTGACGACGCAGCCGCACAGGCCAAATTGGCCCGACAACTTGAGAACAGCACAGGCGCCGGTGCAGCCCAAATCAAACAGGTCGAAGAACTAATTGGCAAAATGTCTATACAAGCCGCGGTGGCCGACGATGAGTTACGCCCTGCCTACGCAAACCTGGCACGAAACACCCGCGACCTAGATCGAGCGAACAAACTGCTAGCCGTTGCTATGGACATTTCGGCGGCCACAGGAAAAGACCTGGAAAGCGTGACCATTGCCCTAGGCAAAGCTGAAAACGGGCAATACACCGCGCTGAAAAAACTTGGCATCCCCATGGGCGAAAACGCCGAACAACTGAACGAACTGGCCAAAGAGAACAAGAAACTGCTCAAAGCGCAAAACGAGTTAATGCATGCGCAGGAAGCAATGACCGATGGCATCACCCCACAAAAAGAAGCATTAGCCGATTTAGCAAAAGCCCAAGAAAAAGTCGCCAAAGCCCAAGGCATAGTCAACGAACTAAACGTCGCTGGCCTTGACTATGCCATCGACCTTGAAGAAGCGTTTGGTGGCATGGCTGAAACGGCGGCCAACACCGCCGAGGGCGGCATGAAACGTCTCTCAATCAGCCTTGGCGAAGCCCAAGAAAGCCTAGGCGCCGCGTTTCTGCCGGTCGTGCAGGCCGCGCTGCCATACCTGCAACAGTTTGCCGATTGGGCAATGGCTAACCCTGACATGCTCAAAAAGGTTGTCATTGCTGTCGGCGCATTGACCGCTGGCATCGTTGCGCTGAACTTTGCCATGACCGCCAACCCCGTCACCCTCATTGCCATCGGCATTGCGGCGCTCGGCGCGGCGCTTGTCGTGGCCTATAACAAATTTGACGGCTTTCGCAAAGTAGTAGACATCATTTTTGACGGCTTCAAGATTGGTTTTGAGCTAGTCAAGGGCTACTTCACAGGCGTGTTGGGCTTCTACAAAATGATTTTTAACGGCATCGCCGATTTGTGGAATAACACCATCGGCAAATTGTCGTTCACCATCCCGTCATGGGTGCCAGGTGTCGGCGGCAAAGGTTTTGAGGTGCCGAACATCCCCAAGCTGGCTGACGGCGGCATTGTAACCGGCCCCACATTGGCGCTTATTGGTGAGGCTGGCCCTGAGGCGGTTGTGCCGCTTGATCGAGCTGGTGGCATGGGTGGTGTCATTATCAACGTCAACGGTGGCGACCCTGTGGCCGTGGTTGACGCGTTGCGCCGCTACATGAACCGCTACGGCAACATCCCTATCCGCACCACAGCGCCATGAGCTACAACGGCCAATTTGTCGTAGAAATAAGCGCCGACGACGTCACCTACACCAATTACACCAGTTACGTCATCAACGCCACCCTGCGCGTTGGCCGCCAACAACTCACAGACAGATACACGCCCGACGTCCTAAACCTTGAGTTATTAGCACCACTGACCAGCGGCCCCGCAATTCCACCGCTTGGCTATTACGTTCGCATTTACAACTTCACCGGCTATACAGCAGGCCAATACCTGTACAAAGGCATTATTAGCGAAGTAAATCGCAACTATGGCATGCCATACACGAGCGCCACAGGCGCCGCGCCCGCCGACCGCATAAGCATTACCGCCCTAGTGCGCAACATGTACTTTATGGGCCGCGCGTACAACAATGCCCGCATCATCACCGCTGGCATCAGTGCCAAAACCGCTGTCGACACCATCGTGCTAGACGGCTGCGGCCTATCCGTCGCAGCTACCTACGTCGGCATACCTGGCGGCGGCTCAGCAGCGTTCTGGGACAACTGGCCCATGCAAGGCGAAACATACAGCGGCATCGTTCTGGATTACGTCAACACCACCCTGCAAGGAACCGTCAGCCGCATGAAAGACCAAGGCAAGTCAACGTTCCAAATGATCCAGGGAGACCAAACTCAGGGCAACAATTTTAACTTCAGCGACGGCACAGGTTCGACTACCGGCTGGACAGCGACCTACGGCTACGACGCCATTGACTTTGTAGCCAGCCAAGACAATAGCTACACCGCTGTCCGCATGACGTACAACACCTCGAGCGCCACAACGTCAAGCACTGGTTCCGCCCCGTTCAGCACTTACCAGGTGACCAGCAACACCCAAACACTTGCCAAGGCTGACAGCGCCGCCGACTACACACTTGCGATTTTGGGACAATCTCAATACCGCCCATTTTCTATTAGTACCCGCGCCAAAATTATGACCAACCCGTTGCTACCTGAGCAATTGGCGGTTAGTTCAACCATTGGCACCCAAGTGTGGATCATGTTTCGCGGCACCACCTATTACTGCATCCTCGAGGGCTTCACCATTACCCAAGACCTTGACGACGCCCGTTACACGTTCTACTTCTCGCCGTCCGTGGGTCAGGCCCTTATTTTAGATAGCACCGCTTTTGGCATTTTGAACACGAATACACTAGGCATCGGCTAGGAGACACACATGGCAATCACAACTTTTAGTGCGGGGGCCGTATTAACAGCCGCGCAAATGAACGATCTGCAAAAGCAAGCCGTCATGACGTTTACTACTGAAGCGGCCCGCGACGCAGCGTTGACGAGTCCAACGGAAGGCATGGTTGCCTATCTGACCGCGCCAACAGTTCCTGCCGCAACTGGCGGGACCACAGCAGTGCCATCTGGAATTGTGACCGCGTACAACGGGACATCATGGGTATGCCTGACCAATGTGTCAGCACAAACTGACACTGGTGGCACAGTTGACGTTAACCCGTATGTGGCACTAACCGGCGGTGGAACCGCCCCCACAGTGACCTTGACGACAGGCACCAGGGCTTTAGTGACAATTCACGCATGCGTGACGCCTTCTGTTGGCAGCACACAAATGTTTTACATTGGCGTGAATGTCACCGGCGCTACGACTTTGGCAGTATCGGATTACACGGCAGCAGGTAGGCCGTCGAGTTTGGCATTTACTCAATACGTTGACGCCACGTTTTTGTTCACAAACCTGACGGCTGGTTCTAATACTTTTGGTTTGCAGTATGGCCGCACACAGGTTGGCGGCGCTGTGACGTTTTCATCTAGGTCTATTTCAGCGGTGGCGTTGCTATGACGCTTGCTAACCCACCCAAAGCCCTTATTGCCTTAGTCGCGCTTATCCTCATCAGCGGCCTTATGGCCATTGGCGCCATCACAACCGAGGCCGGTATTCCCATTTTCACCATGATTGTTGGTTACGCCATTGGCAACGGCATGGCCGCCAAAGCTGGCGTAACCGTCGAACCCATCATCAAGGCGAAAGAGTGAGCGCGAAACGGCCGTACACCGGCACCAAAGATTGCCCACAGCCACGCTCGCCGGAACGTGGCGGCGCTCGAGTGTTCGCAAACAACATGATTTTCTTTACCGGCGGCGTTTTGCAGCTTGCTGGTATTTACGCGTTACGCGACAAACGCGGCAAGCCAAACGACATCAGCGTGCATAGCTCGTGGCGAGCGTTTGATCTGACCTATGACGGCGAAGCGAACAGCCGCGCACAAGCCATGTCCATGATCGACTTTGTGGTTGAAAACGACTGGCTAGGCCTCGAATACATCGCCGACTACGCCACCGGCCGGTTTGGTCGCGGGTGGCGCTGCGACCGCCAAACCTGGGATGTGTACCGAAAACGCACCATTGAGCCTGTCGGTATGCGCCTCATCCACGTTGAAATCACGCCCTATGCGGCCGACCACCCTGACGCGGTGACCGAGCGTTGGACAAAAGCCATCAACGGCGGCTGAAACCTGTATAGGGTGATACCACCCGACAACAGAGGAGACCCGCAATGGTTCAGCCCACCCTATTCGACGCGATGCCGCCTGCCGCCAGAGCAAGCGACCCGCACACCAGCCACCAGGCAGCCGCCAGCGCCCGCTTACGCGCCGAAACCCAGTTAGGGCGCCTACTAGTTGTATACGCGGCTGAAACACCAGCACAGGCGCTTACAGACGAAATGGCGGCCACCCTGGCCGGTTTGCCGTCACGGTCGTGCTGGTGGAAACGGTGCAGCGACCTGCGCCACATGGAACTGATCGAGCGTGTCGGCACCGCCACTTCGAGCCTTGGAGAAAACGTCATGACCTGCAAAATCACCCGCCTTGGTGTCCTGCGATACCACGCCATGATCCACCGAGCCAAGGAGACGCAATAGGCGCCCTGGTGGCGGCGCTCATCTTGGCGCTGGCCCCAATACCCAAAGACGCACCAACTAACCCGCCAGGCGTCGTTACAGCCCGCATGTGGGCGGCGTTGGCACAGTGCGAAACCGGCAGCAACCTTGCGCACAACACGCGCAGCTAC